TTTGTTGCACCAACAATTGAGTCGGGTGCTTTGGCACTCAATGGTATTACACTCGATGAGAACCTCGCAGGGACAGATCCTAACCCTGCAGCAGAAGGTGCTTACCCCATTGCTACGCTTACATGGATTCTTGCTTATGAAACTGGTAATGGTAATAAGACTGAGGCCATAAAGACAACTCTATCTACATTACTCTCTGATAATTATCAAGAGAATGCATTTGTATTAGGGTATGTACCACTGAGAGGTGATATACTACAAAAAGCACGGGATGCCGTACAGCGAATAAGTGAGTAATATAAGTTGTTCTAATGGGGATCATAAGATCCCCTTTTTTCTGTTCGGTTTTCTAGGTATTTGTACCTTGACAGAAATTTAATCTTTGCTATATAATTATGTTACGTTTCTTAACAAACGAATGACAACTTCTACCTCAAGTTACGTCACCACTGAATACGGTAAGCAAAACATCTTTGCTAAAGAACCCCGTATGCAGTATGATGAATCTTATAAAGGTTATTGGGAGAATGCAGAATTAACTAATGGTCGCATGGCGATGATTGGTTTCTTTGCAGCAATCCATAACTACATCTTATTCGGTGCAGTTATACCAGGTATCTTTTGATAGCAAAAGGTCTTTACACCACTCGTACAACGAGTTACTTTTAACCCTATTACAAATCCAAAAAGGAGAAAAACAATGACACCAGAAGCAGAAAAGTTTAATGGCTGGATGGCCATGATTGGAATAGTAGCAGCATTAGGTGCTTATTCATTCACAGGTCAAATCATTCCAGGAGTATTTTAAGATGTCTAACATAGCAATTTGGCAGAGAGCAAACGGTAGATTCGCAATGGTTGCTTTTTGGGCAGTCGTAGGTGCATATACCCACTTTAAGTATTTCACCTAAAAGTTAACAAAACTAAATAATTACTCGTAATTTATTACAATATCATAACAATGGGCGACTTATCAGCCGCAACAGATACAATCTCACCACTAACAGCAGTCCTCTGGGTTTTCTACCCGATGGCTGCTTTAGTGTTGATAGAATTATTACTTCGTGCTTTTAATAATGATGATGACGATGACGATGGAGGAAAAGGAGTGAGAATTTCTCAACCAGTTCCAATTGCAGTGCCTACCTAATGGAGTGGAAACATCATTATTGTAGGTGGGCTGAACTCTGGAATGGACGTTTAGCAATGGTGGGGGTAATTGGAATTACGATTATCCTCTTGACAAAATAGTAATCGGTATATATACTCATAGTATTAATACTTAGTCAAATGCCTCAAATCATTTTCTTTGGTCTAGTTGGTACATATCTATATTTTGGTTCGTTAATTAACCCTTTAATTTTTTCATAGTAAATGCTACCCCTCGCAATATTCTTATCACAAATACCACCAGGCTCTAGAGATCTTGTAGAGTTTGGATTTTTTATGTCTGTAGGAATCACTGCGGGGTCATTGGGGTTGATATGATTCAGTTATTACATCATTGCACTATTGAATTATTTTTAACGGTTGTGGTTTTTGGAACTATTGCTATAATCGTAACAGCCCTTACTTTTGATAAAAAAAATGGATGAAGAACAATTAGCATTACGGCAAAGGGTACTATTAATTCTTTTTAAAGAATTTGGAGAAGGAAAATATTCTAATAGATCTATCTATAATTGTGCAGATGAATGGATAGAGAAAGGTCATAAGATAACAGCAGGGGTTGTCAGTTATTACAAAGCATACTATAATTCTTTGGAAACTAAATAGATTACTTGCTGTTAAATCATGCAGAAAATTATAAATGTACTTGCTGTTGCGTCTTTCGCTGTATCTGGTGCCATTGCTGTTAGTGGCGTATATGTATATGTCAACAGGGATTCCATCATTGATGGAGTTAAACAAAAAGTTATGGGAGGGATTGGTGGATCTGCTTTAGGCGGTGCTACTGGTGCTCTTGGTGGTGGTGCTCTTACAGGAGATGTAGGATTCCCACAAGCAACACAACCAGAACCATCTGCTCCTGCTCCACAAGATGCTCCTCCATCTGCTCCTTCTGAATTTGCTAACTTCTAAATAAGGTAGTTGCCTTATTTTAATGGCTGAAGAAGTAACTGAAGAAGTTCTTGAAGAAGAACATTCTGAAGAACCAAAAAAGAAAGGTGCTCTAGGTAAATTAAAAGACGCAATCCTTCCAGACCCTGAAGAACAAGCAGCGATCATTAGTACATTTGTTCGCATTACCGTTCTTGCCTGGTCTGGGGGGATATTGACTTTGAATTACGTTGCCATTCCAGGAGTGCCACAGCAGAAAATAGATCCAACATTTATAGCTTCGGTTTTTACAGGAGTTTTAGCTAGCTTCGGAATTCAGACAGCATCTAAGAAAGGTGATGGAACTATGAAGATGAATGGTAATGGTAGTAGTAATGGTGGTCCTCCTCCTGTCACCGCAAAAGACATAGAGGCAATTATTGCTAAAGCTGGTAGTGGTGGTCCTGTTCAGACAATTAGAGTTGAGCAAGCACCTCTTAAGATTACCACTGATACAAATCAAGAACCTTACAAAATGTAATCATGGAAGATTTAATTAAGGATGCATTACCCCAAGAGGTAATCGAAGTTCAAGAAGCAATTGCCCCACCAGAACCAGAAGGTATTGGTGTGGGTGGTTGTATTGGTATTGGTATAGGTGTTGTAGTTTTAGCAGCAGTCTTTGCCAAACTTTATAAGTGTACAAGTAAAAAGAAATGAAAAAGATTAAAGAACTTATCAAAACTTCCTTTGATAAAGGGGTAGAATTAGATAAGAAGATCCTAGAGAAGATAGAGAAAAAGTTTAATCTATCTCCTTACCAGAGTAAGTGTGCTAATGCTGTAATTGGATTTATTATTGGTGCTATTGTTCTTTAATGAGTGATAACCAGTACGAATATCTTAAGAGACAGTATTATCTAGCAACACATATGGAACTAACTGAAGAGAATGTAATTAGAGTTCTAGAAGAACTTCAACCTTACATTGAGGCAGATGGTGGGTGGTTAGAATTTGTAGAGATAGAACATGAAACAAACTTCGTTAAGGTACGATTGGGTGGTGCATGTTCTACTTGTGCAATGAGTGCTATTACATTAAAGCAGGGTATAGAAAGTAAATTATGTCATGAGATACCTGATTGTTATGGTGTTGTCCAGGTTCTCTAACTGAGTGTTGGAGTCCACACTGAACTAGGCAAAAATTACTACTCTGTGCTATAAATATGTTTAGTACGGGATTGAAACAATCATGCCCCTGACTCAACAAAAACGCTACACAGTTGGTTATCACGACCTAGAATTTAAACATCATGAGATATGTGAGTATGCTATGAGTGCATACGATGCAATACAACACTCCAAGGAGGATGTACCAGAGTTACAGGTACATCCTTCTTTTGTTGAATATTGTAATTTAAATTCAGAGATTGATAATATAACTCGCTTGATGGCTGCAGGAATTCCAATGGGACATTAATTATGAGAGATACAATTATGTGGTGGATGAGCAGATTAACTATCATGCTCACTTCACTTTTTCTGTCGTTTGCATTAGCAGCACAAGCATATGCTGCAGAGATACAGATGGGTAAAGATGGAATGCTAGTCTTTGCACCGTGTGAATTAACTGTTAATGTTGGTGATACAGTTACCTTTGTCAATAATGAATTGCCTCCACACAATGTAATGTTTACTGATAATCCAGAACTATCACATGGAGATTTATTATTTACTGGTGGTGAAAGTTTTGATGTCACTTTTGAGAAAGCAGGTGACTATGCTTTCCAGTGTGATCCTCATGCTGGTGCAGGTATGAAGGGGGTGATACATGTACAGTGAAGTAGTGCAATCAGTTAATATAATGATTGCTATTCTTTTGGTGGCAGTCTCATTGACAATTTACTACATATTCATGTATGATACTTGGTATCCTAATGAGCAACGAAGTGAAGATAGCAGTCTTGGAGACTCAAGTAGAGAGATTGCTGGAGAAACAGAAGGAGCTCACTGAAAGAGTTAGAGCAAATGAGAAAGTAGTAGCCGCTATAGGTCTGTTTGGATCTGTAGCGGTTGCTTTTATTGGGGCAGGATATTTTGC